AGGTTCTACCCCTGGACTATATATCTCCAAATCAAACTCCCCACCTTCATAGTCGTCATTGAGGAAGAGTGACATACTAATCTTTCTTACGTTGCCTCTAACGGGTCTTGGGTGTTGATCTACGTGCCAATTATACGTACCTCCTGGTTCATATAATCCATATTGAATAGGTTCAACTCCAGTAATATTAAAGTTCCATCCAGCGTTTCTATTAACCTGCTTGACCATCTTCAGTAGCATGATATATAACTGCTCGTCTTTTACCCATGCTATTTTAGATTTTCGTTTTGTTTCATTTCTTTGGTTGTACAACCGACCATCTTCCCACTTAAAAGAATTGCCAGTTAATGCAGTATTGACTACCTGCATCGACTGGCGATTAAAAGAAACTTCTTTATAATATAGACCGTAATTCATTACATACCAGATTGAAATCTCTTCCATTCAATAGCATTCTTAATGTGATATGTACGGTTGTTAATCATCCGTAGCACACCATCTAGAAAGAAGAGGACTTGCTCTATATAGTCTATTTTAAATTGTAGTTTTCCAACCTCTTCATCTGCTTCGATGAACATTAAAATTTCTTCTTTAGTCGTAAGTTTGAGATCGAATGGCATCTCTTTGTATATGGTTGAGGGTGCTTTACCTTTGTAATACAACCATTTATCTTTGATGAGGCGCTTCATTTCAATCGCCCTCTCTTTTTTCATAAGAGAAAACATATTATGAAACTCCATATATTTCATATGAAGTTGTGGAATTGCTATAGAGTCATTGTCATGCAAATCATCATCTAGTTTACAATCCGTTTTCCACTGTTCCTGTAGTGTCTCTAAATTCATGACAATATTTAAGTTTGAGTCCTTGTAAAATCCAAGCCTGTGATAAGGACTTGGGTCCGTTCATTATTAGTCTAGCATATTTGTATTTTAAATTGGGGTCTGCTAATGCTCTTGCCTTCCAACTATTCATCTTCTAGTCTGACTGTTAACGTTTCTGATTTCATATAGAGTGTACTTAAATGTTGCTGTTGCTGTAAAGTAATCATTATCACTTCCAGTAACATCAAATGCTAGTGTAGATAAGTCTGATGGGAATAAATCTTTAAACACAACATCAAAGTTTGCAACATTGTTATTGTTTAAAACTTGAAGTGTTGCATCTGAAAATCTTGGATCTTGAGTTGTGGTAAGTGCATGCTTCTCTCTCCAAACTTTTCTTTCTTTAAGTTCTTGAGGAGTACCTAGTGCTCGCATCCAATTATGAATTTGCATATAATTTTCAAGATCTTCATCCACAATAAATTCAATACTGAAATCACTATATCTCATGTTCCCTTCTACTGGAATAGGAACCAATCCTCTAGTTGGAATCTGAACATCTCCTAGTTGGATAGTTGGAATCTCTGCTTTCTGGCATAAAAATGAAACTTTCTGTGCCTTATCAAGGATAAACAAAAATCCAATAGGAGAAAGAAAATTTCTATTTGTAATTTGGTCTTCGTACCAATTGGCCATTCAATTCCGATATTCAACAATAGTATTTAGGTACAAAAAAAGAGGTCCAATACGGACCTCCTTATACTTCCTTCACACGGTATAGTATGTATATCATTTAATCCATAAGCACAGCCCTGCAAATTTGTTTACACTTAGTTTGGTTTTGAATGTCACATTCGATCAGACATTCATAATAATCATTCAGTCTTTCCATTTCTGTATCTAACTCATCTACTGAAGCCTGAACGTGCTTCCACTCGATAAGTTGATTTTGGGATGTGAGATTATGCATTGTTCAATCCGTAAATGTGTGCTCATAATTTAGTAATGCTTAGGGGTCACTTTTCCACCTCGGAATTCTGTAACTATGTATACCAAATGTTAGGGATTACTGACTTTATGCAACGAATATTATTGCCTACTAACTTATACCTAGGCATAAAAAAAGGACCCCGAAGGGTCCAGTAGTTGTGAATCCTGATGGATCACATAAGGTTCGTAACCTGTACACGACGGTAGTACTTGTTAGCGTTGGCGGTAAGAGCGCCACTGCCTTGGGTAAGACCACCAGAGAAAGGATTGGAGACCATGCCGTAGCGAGTCTTGAATCCAATTTTTGGTTGGAAGGTGTCGGGGTTGATTGCACGAACCTGCTGAAGAGGAACGTATGGGCAATAGAACAGACCAGCGTCATAAGGTGATGTGCCCTTATAACCAGCAACGTAGAAGTGCTTGTCAGCAACGTTAGCAGAGTAAGGATCAACGTAGACCTTGATCTTGCCGTTGAGTGTACCAACCAGTGTGCTGGAGGTGTCATCAACGCCTGCGAGTGCATTGTTACCAGCAAGAGCAGGAGTGTAGTCAAGTACACCAGCCATGCCCAGTGCAGAAGCAACGTCGGCAGAACAGATCAGGATGTTGCCCTTGCCACGACGAGTTTGCTGTCCGATAGCGTTAGAATCGCGCTCGATTTGGAACAGAAGTCCTTTGAACTTCTCAACAGACCAACGACCGTTGGAGTCAACGTCAAGGTCAAAGATACCAGCGTTAGCGGTATTGTTCTGAGCACCAGCAACAGCGTTTGTGTAGACGGTACGAACAACCTCACGGTTGATTTCAGCAAGGATTTCAGTGGAGAGGATGTTGCTGAGCTCTTGCTCGGCGTCCAAACCATGAATTGCCTTGAGGTCTTGTGCCAGTTCTAAACTGTACTCAGCCTTCAGGGCGCGAGCACGAGCGGTTACTGTAACTTTCTCGATGGAGAAACCCATCTCACGGAATGCCGTGCTGCTTGAAGAATCATCAAGTGCTTCAACAGTTGCCGTGGTCATGCCAGTGGCGTCGTCTGCTTGCTCGTAGGTTCCAGCAGGGGAATCGTTGAGAAGACCAGGGTTGTTGCCTTGGGCGTCGTTCGTAGCGTCAGAAGCGCCAGGATCGTATGCACCAGGACCGCCAGAGAAACCAGCGTTAGGCTCGTTGAAGAATGCTTCGTCGTAACCAGATGCAGCAGGAGCACGCTCGCTACCGTAGTTGGTACGCATTGCGAAGATAAGTCCAGTAGGACCAGTCATCGGTTGAACGCCAGCAATATCATAAGCGATAAGCTGAGGCATGGAGCGACGGATGAGGCTGATCAGTACAGGGTCGAAACCTGCAACAGGACCAGTTGCTGTAGCGCCACCAGTGTAGCCAGTTGTTTGGAGAGTTTCGTTAAGAATCTGGGACTCTTCAACTTGTGCTCTTTCTTGGTTTTCAAGGAGTTGTGCAACAACGCCGCGCTTGTGGGAATCGGTGATCTCAGGAAGAGCATCGTGATTCAGAACGGGTGCCCACTTCTCCTGGAGGTGTTTAATAGACATTTTAGTTTCCAGTTTTAGTAGATAGAATTTACAATTATTTGGACCAACGGGCAATTGCATCGACGTATTTCGACATCGAGCCGCTCGTTGTTTCTTCGACAAGGGGTTCCGCTGCTTCTACACTGGGGTCGCTTACAGACTCTGTAAGTTCAGCCTTTCTAGTGAAGTAGGATTCCTTAATCGTTTCGACCTTCTTTTGAAAGTCTTCTTCAGTTTCAAACTCAACACCCTCTGCCAATTGGTGAAGCCTTTCCTTTTGGGTTTCGGCAAGACCAGTAGCGCATTCGTTCACAATTTCCATTTTTACAAACTCGCCAATTCTCTTATTCAAGGAGACGTTAGCGTCGATTTGCTCGTTGAGTTTAGCTTCCATATCATCAATCTCTTCAACCATGCCGTCAAGCAGGTTGAACTTCTCTTCGGGCACCGTAAAGTTGTGCTCTAAGAAAAGACCTTTTAGGCCGTTGAAGAAAGACTCTGCCATCTCAGTCTTAATGCCATGCTCAATCTGGAGAGAATTTTCTTTCATCCAGGATTCAGCGGCATAAGTGAGGTAATCGTCTACCTTCTCGGCCAATTCTGTTTGAATCTTTTCGACTTCTTCAGTCAGTGTAGATTCAAATGCTTCTTGCAACGCTGCAACTTCAGCATTAACCTTAGAGGTTACTACTGCTTCAAAAATAGTTGCTGCCTTTAAACGGAACTCTTCTGAGAGTTCTTCACCAGCGACAAGAGCGTCAACATCTTCAGTAAAGTCGTACTCGGTTTCAGCGATCGTTTCTTCGCCATCTTCCTCAACGTCCTCCATTTTAGCAGATGCGCCACTTGGCTTGGTGCTAGGAACAGGTGCTTTGCCTACTGACTTAGCAGCAGAAGCTCCTGCATTTTTGGTGCCCTTTGCACCTTCTTCGGAATCCGAAGTAACATCAACTACACAAGGTGCATTTCCATTGCCAGAAGTATCAATCTTCTCGCCTGGTTTTGCGTCTTTGGTAACTGCGTTAGAACCTTCGGTCACTTCTTCCATTGAATCTAACTCTTTATCGAGTGAGGTCTCAGCCATTTGTTTGAACTCCGTTATGCATTAGCGTTGTCTTTATTTATTTATAAATTACAGACTCTTAAGAAATTGGGAAAACGCGGAAACTTTTCGTTCCTGCAAGTTAATAAGAGTTGCTTGATCAATTTCAGTTTTGATTTGAGCAATTGCAGCCTCTTTGAGGATGCCATTATCCCAAACCCATTCCTTTCCTTCCATAATTCCATCAACAAATGCATCAGGAGCAGAAGGATCTGCTACAATATCAGCAGCAGTGGCAAGCATGAAGTCGTCTGCAACGACACTACATCCTTCCCTTTTAATTAAAGAACCCATACCTCTTGAAGAAACGCCAAGTCTGACACCTTCTCCGATAAGACTCTTAGCAATGTTCCCCATAGGAGTATCAAGGATTTTTGCTCTACCAATGAAGTTGTTTCCATCTTCTTTGAGAGATTCAATCTTGTGCGATACTCTATCTAAGTTGATAGAAGGACCATCGGGATGACCTAATTCACCAAGGGCCCGCCCTTTTTGAATAAAGTTTTCATCATATTTAGCAACTTCGCGTTGTAATGTCTTAAACATATACTTACGATTGTTGCGATTTTCTACTTCGGCTTGCAAAAAGATACCTTCAATAAAGTGATTCTTTTTACCATCTTCAGTTGCTTCAGTGATAAAGTCAACAGATGTAATTTCTTCAGCTATCAGTTTCATCGGTTACAGGTTCCTCTTGTTGTTCTTCAGTAGGTGGTTCGTGAGGTTGGCGTTCATCAACTTCAACTTCTTGGGCTACTTCAGTGTTGTCTGGAATTTGATCCGCAACTTCATCTGCAGCTTCCTGACCAGTATCATTCAACTCAAATCCCATCTGTTTAGCAAAATTAACTTTTTGCTGTTGGATAGCATCATATGTAGAAGCAGCTAATGCATCATTCATTGAATCTATTGCTGCTGCTTTATCGTTACTATAAATTTGTTGAACGATTTGTTTTGCAATATCACTAGGCATAATAATGTTCCCACTGTCCTATTATTTAGTAGATTAGAATTCTCCCCTACGTGAATCACTAGGTTCAGGTGCGGACTCTTCGTTAGGTGCTACTTCTGCTGCTGGTGCTCCTCCTGCTCCTTCATCGCCAGCAGCCATAGAGGGATCCATTTCTGCCATAGGATCAGCAATAATACCTGCTTCCATTTCAGATTCAATTTGCTTGTCAATTTCCATTATCTCCTGCTCAGTTTGCTTGAGAACCTGACGACGCATATATTCGACAGAGAAATATTTACCAACGTAAGGATCCATAACGTTAATTTGATTCATACGCTCATTACGGATTTCAATTTCCTTCAGTTCTGTGAAGTAGTTATCTGCAATATAATCAAATTGGATATGAGTTTTCATCTCTTCCCATTCTTCTAGTGTAATAACACCCTTTAGAATAAGTTGAGTCTTTAGTAAATCAATGAACAGTTCTGAGAAACGCTTACGCAATCTAGCAATAAACTTCTGGAACTTAACTTCATCGCGAGTAATCTCAGCAGCACGACCAATGTTAAACGTCGTTTCTGTTTCTAGACGCGAACCAGGAACATTAAGTGCCTTATAAAGTTTCTTCTGAAAATATTTTACATCTTCTAATTCACCAAGATTCTGACCACCAGGAAGTGTAGAAATTTCTGTACCTCTACCACCTTCACGACGAGGGAGCCAGAAGTCTTCCAGCATTGACATGAACTTTTTGTCGTCCTTAATCTCACCAGTGTTTGCATCATAAACCATCTTGTTACGATAGCGTCCCATAACTTCACGGAGATATTGCTCCGCTTTATTTTTGGGAAGATTACCAACATCAATATAGAAAATTCTACGCTCAGGTGCTCTACTTAAACGATAGATAACCAGAGAATCTTCGATCATTCTCAGTTGGTTCACTGCCTTAATCGCCTTATTCAGGTGACTAAGAGTCATGTTTTTGTTTAAGTCTTGAATTCCAGAGTGGCAATATGTAATAGAATCTGGGGTAATTTTCATACCCTGATTAGTTGAGTTCTTTAATCCCTTTGGATTGTATAAGAAATATTCTGCCGACTTCTGTGTCAGTTGAGTATTTAAATCTGTTCCACGTAATTGCTCAGGTTTCTTCTGCTCGTACTCAGTAACCTTACGAATCTTACGAGGATCGATATAACGAAGTTCTAATAACCCTGCAGTAGGTTGTTTAGGGTCTATTACTTTATGATAAAATAGTCTTCCATCAACATACCACCTACGAAAGATTTCGTAAGAACGATTTTCAAAATCAAGAAGACGGAGAACTTCCGAAAATTCTTGACGCATTAATTTTTTAATTTTATCCGATACCTTCAAGTTGGAAAGTTCCAACTCAACAGGTACATCATCAAAGTTTCCGCAAATAGTCTCGTTGACAATATCGTCAACTGCACTATCACACTCTGGTTGTAGAACCATTTCTCTGTAACGAGTAATTAGTTCGTAGTCATTACGGACAGTACCATCAATATCGATGGAGTATCCATAGTATCCGCCACCTACAATAGGTTGCGAACCATCCATGTTATCCTTCTGAACAAAAGAAGGCCCCTTGGGGACCTTCTTTGCTCTTTCCAGTGAAAAACCGAAGAGCTGAGACATTATATTCTTGAGTTATTGGTCCTGTTCTATTTATCAACCATTAGGAATTGGCATTAACAGGAGTCCAATATTGAGTCTGAAGTTCAACAGTAAACTCTTCAATCGCATCATTGCTACCGAAGTCAAGATCGATTGCAGCAATATTGCTAGGGAATACGTTATAGAATCTGTAAGACTTAAGAATTTTAGGTTGGTCGCCATCTTTAACATCGCGTGCTAACTGATGAACAGTCATGTCAGCGAAGTAACCTGTTGCATCATCTTGATCACCAAGACCAGCAGCAGAAGTAAAGTTCTCGTTGTATGCTTGAATACTGGATGCCCAGATTTCAAATGCATCACGCAACACAAATCTACTATCGTTCTGAACAGTGATAGTCCAGGGTTCAAACGTTCTATCGCCTGCAATCTTCAGGACTCTTCCTCTGAAAGGAACTTCGATAACACCGATATTAGAGGCAGGAAGATTTGCTGCACGAACAGTAAACTTACCAAGTTCAATCAATGCTGAATTGTTGATGATTCCAGTAGGAAAGTTAAGGTCTACTTGGAATAGATTGGGACGTGCAAAATCCGCTACGACATTTGCTTTAAAATCGTCAATTGTTCCTCTTTTTGCCATGGTTTTTATGCTCAGTGTCTCCGTCGTTAGTATTTATTAGAAACAATATTTTCAGACAAAAAAAGAGACCCCGTAGGGTCTCCTAGTTATGTTAGTTTTTATCAGGAAGCAACTTCAGTAAATGCAACACCAGTTCTGGTTGCAACAAACGTCAGTGTAATATAGTTGATTGTACGGGTTGGTTTTACGAAGATTTCTGCATAGAACTCACCACGATCAACGGCTTCGGGAGGGTTGTTATCAGTGTCACACTTGACAAGGAAGTCAGTAACACCACGACGACCTTGAACATCGCGCAGATAAGGTTCGACAATGTTCAGGAAGAGTGAACGCTGTGATTCATCATTCTGTTCAAACAGTTGTGACTTAGCAGCACCACTAATAACTCTCTCCAGAGTCAAGAACAAACGACGAACGTTGATTCTATCGAATGCAGAAGCAAATCCGAGAGCAGTCTTGTCTCCGTAAAGAACAACACCTTGACCAGGGAAGGAAACAATCGGGTTAACGCGAGCACCATAGAGACGATCACGTTGAGACTTGGTAGGAGTAAATGCAAGTTTGATTGCATTTCTCAAGTTACCACGCTGGAAACCAGCAGGTGAGAACCAAGGTTCTGCGACTTCAGTTGTCTGTAAGCAAAGACCAGCAACGTCACCGTTACAAGGGACATAACGATAAACATCATTGTACTTATCGTAGATGTACTTATAACCAGAATCATATACTGCGTAAGAGGAGGAAGGCAGTTGATCGAAGAAATCGATGATATTTGATGTTGCAGTTGTAGAGTTAGAAACTCCAATGACATTTCCTCTACGAGGAGAAACAAATACCATGCAGTCACGACGCTCTTCAACGATATTAACCAATGAAGTAACCTTGGCAATAGCGGAGGGATCATCAGCACCAGAAGGACCTGCCAAGATGAAGTCAACAGTCTGTGATTCTGGATCAGCAATTAATTCGTATGAAGTAGCAAGATCGCTGTTGGCGACTGAATATGTACCACCAGATAGTGTATAGTCAGCACCATTGGCAAGACGATAGTATGCGGTAGCATTGCTAGCAGAACCAATTGTTGTGCGACCAGCAGGATAGTCTGTTGTACCAGCAACGGAACGCACCAGATTAAACTGACGAGAAGATGCTGCTAAACCCCAAGTACCATCGGAAGCACTTGCGCCTGCAGAGAACAATGTGGTCTCGTGCTCACCCCAGTAGATATACGCTGAACGCTGCTTGATAACTTCTGCATAATAGTTGGTCTCACCAACAGAAGTTTTGGCATCCGATGCTTTGGAAACACCAATGAAACGCTCAAGAAGAGCACCTGCTGTTCCTGTGATAGCACCGTCAATGTCAATAACTAAGACGTGCATCTCATCACGGAAACCACCAGCAGTAGTTGTCCACTGGGAAGTACCAGGACGAGCAGCAGTGTTGATCCACTTTACACCAGGCAGATACTCACGCTCATCATACTCACCACGAACGGAAGTAATAACAGCAGCGTTGCTGTTTGTATCTTCGATGCTATCTGCAGCAGCAAAGTCGATGCTATCCTTATTCTTGGCAACATACAATCTGCGTTCGATGCCAGCAGTAGCAACTTCAGCAGTATTAGTGCCCTGAGTTACAACTTGTGCATCAGCAATGATACCAGTTACACCACCAGCAGGAAGACCGATTTCCAGTTTTTTGTTAGCAGGATCCCAAGCAAGAACATTAACAGTCTCGTTAGAACCAGAAATGGCAACAGTTGTACTAGTGCCAGGAACGAAGTCGCCAACAACAGATGTGACAGTTAATACAATACTATACTTGAAGACTTTACCAGCAGCACCAGAAGCAGCAGTTACTGCAGCGTCGTTAACAAACTCAAACTCATTACCTGAACCTGGAGCAGGAATAACTGCAATCTGGTCAGCACCAGCATCAGTTACGAAGACACCGATAGAATTACCTTTGGTTCCTGCAGTTTTTGCTGCCCAAGACCAAGTGTTGTTTGCATTTTCAATAGTGGTTTCATAATCTGTAAGATTTTTAATCAGGGGAGCAGAACCTGTATCAACTGCATTTTTCAAAGCGGTCGAGTTGACACGAACGGTCTTAAGGATGCCACCGTAGTTCAAATACTGAGCAGCAGTGTACCAGTACTCGTAGTTGTAGTCATTTGGCTTACCAAATTGCTCAACTAATTCTCTTTCGGTAGAGATGTTTACAATCTCTTCTACTGGACCAAGTTCAAATGGTGCTGCAAGAACTCCAACGTTTGCGCTTGATAGTGAAGTGATTGTCGTCAGGTCTCTTTCCTGAATGACTACCCCTGGCGAGGATTGATTGACTGCCATTGTTTAAGTCTCCTAGATTAATTCCAACATCGGTTGTCTAGGATTATTTATATTTTTGGATCCTTACCTAAACTCCCACATATAAGACTTATCCCCATATTCCGCAACCTGCCAAACATCTCCCTGTGCATCCGCAAAGTATTCATCTTCCATACCATCACTAATAAAACCGAATGGTGACATATCTTGTTCAATCGATTCTCTCTGATCATCATAGATGCGTTGCCTCACATCATTATCATGCATCTGTTTGAAATACTCTTGCATTGCCATCCAGGCAAAAATAACCAAACACATAGCAAGGTCATCATTACAACCATCTTCTGCAGCAAACGACTGTCCCTTGACAATAAAGGTAGTCAATTCGGCAATGGTTTCATAATCAGGAATGATAAGTTTATCCTCTTCAATCAATGCTTTGAGGTTAGAACATCCAACCTGCTTAACAGCACTAGACATCTTGACACCTAGTTGTGTCTTCTTACCAGAGAACCCTTGACCTAATTGTTGTCCAGCACGACCACGCATTGCTGCCATTAAAAGGTTTTCGTACTCTAAATCAAACTGAATAATATCTGCTACTTGCCCACCAATATCATTTACCTCACATAGAATATATGCTTGATTATAATTTCTTGCAACATCAATAATGATGTTGGGAAAAATGATAGGTTTGATCTCGTTATTTCTATATCTTGCAACTACTTTATATGGCATAGTTGTCGTATCTACTACAACAAATGCACTGTAATCATTAGATGTTCCTCTAGCAACGTCAACCGTAATAATATAGTTATGCTCTGGAATCACTCTCTCATAAATTGCAAGTCCCTTATTTTGTGCTATAGGATCTACATATGGCATAGTCCTTAACTTAGTAGGACTAATCAGTGTATCAACAGAACCAAGAAACTCACACTCAAACTCAACCTTGAACTGCTGCTCTGAGGTGTTCTTAATAGTCTGCTCTTTCCATGCAGCATCTCTACCAGGAACTTGTGACCAATGTACTTCAGTTGGGAGATATTCGTTCTTGCCTTTTTCTGCATCATGCCACAACTTATAGAACATGTTCATCCCATGTGGCGTGGAGATGATAATTACCTTTGTAGACTTACCAGAAGATACAGTAGGATACACAGATGAAAAGAACTGGTCAGCAATATGGTTCGGAACAAACGCGAATTCGTCCAGAAAAATGACATTAAAAGACATGCCCCTGACGGCACTAGCGGAAGTAGATGCAGCCAGAATTTTACTGCCATTCTCCAGTTCCAATGATCCCCTGTTCCATTGGAGGATACCTTGCTGGAGCCATTTGGGAAGATTTTCATAACTAAGTTGCAAGCGACCTAACATCTCACGAGCAGTCGCTGCTTTGTTTGCGAGGATTGCTACATTAACATTGGGATTGAATAGAACATACCAAAGAAGATATGCTGTAACGATAGTAGACTTACCAGACTGCCGAGGCAACTTGGCAATATTAAATCTATTGTCATGAAAACTCTTTACCATATCGACTTGAAAGTCGTACATAGTAAAAGGTATGACACCATCATCTAGAGAAACGATCTTGATATAATTAAGAATAAAATGTACGGGATCATCTGCACATTTTAAATATTCTTCTACTTCCTCAGGAGAAAACTCCTGAGCAATATTCGCTTTCTTTAGATTGGGATTACCAAGATATACGTCAGAGGTACTCATTATGTCGGTTCACTTTCAGGACTAGGGATAAGTTGATACGCCATTTTATCCCTTAATTTATTTATTCTCTCCTCATTATACTGTTTGAAATTACCTTTCTTCTCAGTTTTTTTATAGTAATGTAATGCATTTAGGATGATTGCATAGTCATCCACACTCAAGTCAAAGATCATGGTACTGTTATAGTTACATCCGAACCTGTATATGTATAAGTTGTTACTGTCCCATTAGCATCTGTAATTCTACAGTATCCATGACCACCAGCAGATGCATTAGAATTACCGCCAAATGAAAGACCACCACCAGGATATCCAGCTTCACCAGCACCAGCTGGCATACGATATTCTCCACGATAGTTTCGCACATCATTACAATATGTGGAATCTGCATATCCAGATCCACCGCCACCACCTGCCATTGTGTGCTGTTCAGAGTAACCTCCAGCACTGCCGCCATAATATCCTCCGCCACCAGCGCCACCATAACCATTAGATGCAGCAGATCCTCCCTCTAATGCTTGAGCTGAATACGAAGCTCCCTGCTGGTTATTTCTACCACCTTCAGTTGCTCCACCACCTCTGCCACGATATTGCCACTTATCATCATAAGCAGAAACGCCATCTTGACCAGTAGGACCACCACCAGCACCACCAATATTACCCTCTTGGTTTCTGGATGATCCGCCGCCACCTCCACCACCAGCAATCAGTATTGTATTACCATGAGCTACAGATCCAAGGAATACCCCAGTTGCACCACCACCATTAGAACCATACCTATTATCACCACCAGCGCGGTTTGCTTCACCGCCACCACCATACGACATACGAGTACCATTAACTAATCCACCTTCACCGACACGAATGTAAAGAGTGTTTCCTGACGTCAGTCCCGATACATTTGCTTCAATATATCCACCACCGCCACCTTCGGCACCATAACTCCATCCACCACTAGTTCCACCGCCACCACCAGCACCCCAGCATTGAATCTTATATTGGGTAGCAACTATATCTCCACCAATAGTTTTCCATTCAGTGCCATTATAAACTTGCTGCTTATCCTCTTCGGTGTTATGAATAACTGTACCTGTAGGAGGTGCTGATGGACGAGTACTATTAGTCTTATTGGGAATAGTAAAGTCCCCATCAACATCAACGTCACTCGTAGCACTTACATTAGAAGTGTTGACATTAGTAGCATTAATTGTTCCTACATTTAATTCCGACATGCAAATAAACCTGGGACTTCTCCAAGGTATTTATATTATTACTCTACTAATGTGCCGTGCTCACGACGAATCTCTTTCAGTGCTTCGAGATTCATATCCTTAGTGCCTCCATCATAGGCATGAGCATAACCCTCTTCGATCATTTGCTCGTTGAGCGACACTGACTCGTCCCCAATGTATAACCAGCCAAGAAGACGCCCATATTTGCCAACCCCACCAACAAGTTCAGTCCTAACAGACAACTCATCATCACCAGCGATAGTCGATTCCAGTTTCTCTTTGAGCCAGTTGGTTGCGTCGATTCCAAGTGCTTTCTCCTCTAGGTTTCGCGTCCTCTTTTCTGGCGTATCAACGCCTGCAACTCTAACTCTTTCTTTCTTGTATAGATCAAACCCGAGGTCGATAGTAACATCAATAGTATCACCATCAAGGACACGGTTGATCTCCGTCACTCGGAAGTTGTAGCAGCTCTTTCTGCTCGGTGGTGTCATTGCGCCCATCTTCTAATTCTGCAAATGCTTCTCTTAGTATGTATACAACTACAAACAATGCACCTGCAACAGCAAGTATCACACATATGATTACAGACCACACAGGGTCATTGGCATTCTCAAGAGGACGTAATAGTAAATTCATTATTCATCATTTATAGATTTAATCCAGAGAGACAGTTTCATCACTATAAGGATTAAAGAGAGTGGTATTAGCAGACCAAATACAATAAACAAACTCATTTGTGGAATGGTTCCCAATGTTGCCAATCGTATTTATGTACTGCCCACATACCAATAATGGGGACGAAGACTAGGCACCATGCCAAGACTCCAACTCCCCAAGGATTGTTTAATACTGTTCCGCAAAATCTAGCAAACTGTAACATCATTCTTGTAAAACCGATAGGATGAATAGAAATAATCCAAATAAACAATAGATTATTATGATGCTGATTTCAATAACCATGCTTTCCAAAGTTCTAAGAAATATCTATCGACCAGATATAAATCTCCCTGAGGTGGTTGCTCTTCAATCTGAGACCATTCATTACAAAGATCTCTCATCTCCAGTGTAATATGATCTGGTCGAAACATCCTCCCAAAGGAGGACATTGCAAACGCATATCTCATTCTAATGCGCTGTTCCATTTCCGTCGTACTTGTCGCTTTCATAATAGATATTCTCACCTTTTCTGTGCCCGAAATAAATGGTGGCACATATGAAGGGTAGTGATCCGAAAAGTAAGACATGGGCGAAGGTCATAGATTTTCTTCTTGTTCGGTTAAAATTACGCAATCGCTAGTAGGATATGCCACACAAGTGAGAACCCACCCGTCTTCAAGTTGATCATCATCGAGGAAAGATTGCTCTTCATTATCTACGGTGCCAGAGACGAGTTTGCCAGCGCACGCTGAACAAGCCCCTGCTTTACACGAAGAAGGTAAATCAACACCTGCTTCTTCTGCCGCTTCGAGAATGTATTGGTCTGCCTCGCATTGAATGACAGCTTCGGTGCCGTCAGGAGACTGGAGAGTAACATTGTATGTCATAATTAATTTACGTGAATAATACCTGTCATGCCTGCTCCTTGATGAGGACCACAAAAGAAATTGTAATCTCCAGCATCAGCAAACAAAATGTCTTGAGATTCTCCAGGAGCAAACATTAAAGATTCTCTGGAAAGATCTGCACGACCCTCAACAATAATGTTGTGAGGAGGCAACATGTCATTTATAAAATGTACAGTATCGCCTGCATCAATTGTAACATCGGATGGATCAAAAATCAAGTTCCCGTTTGAACCCATTTTAATGTCAACTGCCCATACTGGCGCAGCAAAAAACATCACAGTAAGAAGTGTAATAAAAAACTTCATAAACAAATAGTAACTGAATCTATTTACTCATGAAGTATAAAATTTAACTATGATTTAATAGTCTATGTCAGGGATTCATCATGTTATTGAGTCCATCTAAAGCATCTCTCTTTGCCTTTATTGCACCATCGACAAATCCAGATCTATACTCCCAAGTTTGTCCTCCGTCTTGCCCTTTCTTTGGGTTGATGCATTGCTCATTTCCGTACTTATTACATACCAGACCAGCAAGATCTAGTTCACTATTGTCATATGAAGCAGCAGTTCCACTGAATACGTGCTTTCCATTAATCCAAATAGCACCACATTTTCCACATTCTACTCTAGACAGAGATAATTCTGATACTTCTTTACTTTCCATATGTTTTGTAGTGTTGTATAAAACTTGTCTTGGGAAATCCTAGTCGAACTTCTAAATCTCTTCTGATAAAATAACTACGGAATATAACCCAATGCCAACGCAGTTCTAAATCTAGGAATGCAAATAACCTCATTACATTTTCGGTGCCTGCATACGCTACAAACAAAATGAAAATAGTAACGGATAGGTAAAATGAAACCATAATAGTACCACCTTGTTGAGACAAGTATAGTACTATTTACCCAAGTTGTCAGTTACACAGTGTTAAGATATCAGCAATTCCACTTCCTAAGTGACTTCGACAGACGGTCATCACCAGTGTTGTTGGATGCTTTCTGTCTCTTTCTCATGCCTTTCATTCTAGCGCAGAAGGATGCCCTGCGGGGATTTCCAACCTTTGTGCTTGGTGCTTTGAGGTCAGATCCTGGATTTTCCTTTTCGTAAGACTTTCGTCCTTTTTCATTAAGTCCTCCTTCGGAGTTTTTTCCTGATTTTTTTGTCCAGGCTGCTCCTTCATTTGTTACTTGTTCTGGGACGCAATTTGGTACTAGTTTGCCACCTTTCTTTTTCATACCAACTTTTTTATATCCCTGCCAACACTTCTCTTGAAACTGTTGGAATGACATTCCTTCAGACTTATTACCATAGTTAGCAGCACCTTTCTTACGGCACTGGACTAATCTACCACTAGCATATGCAGAAGGCCAGACCTTCGCACTTGCTTTTACTTTCTTATAGCAAGCATCTTTCTCGCCTGCTTTCTCATTGACAAATTCTTCTTTCTTCATCTTATTTGCTTTCTGACGTTTGTTCCAATCCATGTAAGATTCACCTGGTCTTAGTTTCTTAGAGTCTGTTTTTGGTTTAGATGCTGCAGCACGATCTTCACGAGCACGCTGGTTTGCACCAGGACCACCCAACTTACGATCTTCTTTAGGATCGGGATGCCAGAAATCGCCTCTTTCGCTAATAGTTTCTTCTTTCTTCATCTTCTTTAGATGTTTTTTGATGCGCTCAGACTGACCCTTGTGCATCTTAGATGCGCCATCAAGTTCTTTAGACATCAATTTAAGGTCGAGATCTTCTGTCTTCACGTTTTTTGCCTTCCCTTTACGATCTGGATTTGGATCTTCAGCATTTTTGCGACGGAATGCTGCTTCTTCCTCGCCTTTATTTAGGTTTCTTTTCATCTTACTAGACCCGCATTTGGGTTTAGTAGTCTGACCAGGTTGCTTTGCACAAGGTTTTCCTGCATACTTACCACCAAGTTGCACCCAACCAGGTGTTCCATCAGATGACTTACTCTTTCCAAACCAGTCACGAAGAGAATTATCTCCAGACTTGTTTGCTTCTCCGAATAGATCGTTATATGTTGGTGGCATTTTAGACATCTCTCCCATAGCCATTTTGTTTGCAGTCTTATGCATCACCTCTTTGGAGCGACCCCCATAGAGTTTACTCCACCTATCTTTACGCTTCATCATACCCCTAATGTATTTCTTAGCAGTACCATTAACGGCAGGTGGAATATCTGATGCAAAACCTTTCGCCATATCAGGCACCTACGACCTGTACTTCTTCGACGACAATAGCACCAGAACCTGCTGTGATTTGTACACAACGCTTTACTACTGCTTGAGGTCCACTGTAAGCATAAGTGTAATCAGCAGATGCAGCAGAAGAATCAATATCAGTGCTAATAGAATTGGAAGTTGTTGCAGTAACTTTCTTACCTACTGTTCCTGCTGACAAGAAAGCAGCATCAATTGCAGGAGATGTACTAGCATCTTCTACAGCAATGAAGTCATCTACTGAGAATGGATGTGTGTTGCTAACTTCACCAAGATTAGTTCCAAGTTGATAATCTGCAGTGGCATCATCGACACCCTTTACAATTCTTGCTTGACCAGGTTTTGCTCCCGACTTAAGTAGAAGTGCTTCATTCTGTACCAGTGTAATAGCAGGTCCACCGTTGAATGATACAGTAGATGCTGCTGCTGTAGCAAGCACTCTATAGTATCCAGTTTGCACTACTTGATATTCAGTTGCAGATCCTGCAACAGCGTTCGTATTTAATACTTTTAATACAGGCATTGTCGTGTCGAGTTATTTCGTGTCAGTATTATTTATCTCCTTTTGCTTCTTTAACATCTTTTGTAAGTCCGCAGTACTGCCAATAAACATCGTGTTATTAACAGTAGACGGGCCTGACTTCTTCTCATCGGCATCTAACTCCTTCATCTTCTTTTGTAGGTCAATGAGTTTATCAGCAGTATCTGCTACGTTCTTAATGAGTTGGCCTGCAACTTCATAAGCACGAGGATGATCTGACGCTCGTGCCACATCAAGAATGCCATCTACTGCCTCCTGTCCTTTCATGACTAGATTGTGAAGTTGGGCGCGAGTAATCTCATAATCCTGCTTCACTTCAGGAGTATCAGTTTTCTTTATTTCAGTTTTCACTTTTTCCACATGTTTTTGGAGTTCAGTAGGTTCTGCCCCAAACGCATCATTCAAACCATCAAAAGGAGTTGTCATTAGATTGCCTCGTCAGCGCCACTTACAGGATTACGTTTCTTATTGTCGGTGAAGTCTTCATCAACAATACCAAATCCAAAATCGTCATCTGCATCTGCATCCAACGGATCTGGTTGAATAGTGTACCGAACTTCTCTGGGTGCAGAAGAAGTATTTGTATCGGTGTACATATCGGTGATGACCTTTTTGATGGTCTTCGCATCGGTAATAGGACCGTATAGATATGTCTTTGCAGTAAACTGTAGTGTATAAATGATTGCTCTACGACTAGAGAAGTCTCCCTCATACTCATCCTCATAGTCAACACTAGTCAAAGTAACAGGAACATCCTTAATTTCATTTACATCAGGAAGTAACTTAACGGTTAGATTGAAATGAGGTTGGAAGAATGGTAAAATTTGTTCTAAAATTTGCAATCCATCTTCTTGATTTTTAGAGATAATTGCTAATTCAAATGATAAGTTATAAGGAACGGGCATATACACGTTCTTATTTTCGTCAGTATCCTTTGCAAATTTAATCTTCTGTGTAGGTGATACCTTCCTACTAGAATCATATTGAATACCATTAATCTCAAAAGAGATTCTAGGAACAGTAATCTGAACTCTCTTGTTTGTAGGGTCTGGATTTTGATCAAGACGTGCTAAAAACTTTTGCTTTGGACCATATGCCAAAGGAACTTTCATCACTTCAGTCGAACGACGAAGTTCGATATTATTGAACAGCGTACCAAACGCTACAATAGTTTTTCTGAAAACTTCGTGATATGAATATGTACCTAACATCAGATTGTAGTATCAGTAGTGGAACCAATGGTGCCGAAGGGATTCCCCTCAGTGAAATCTATAATATCGTCATCAGCAGTTTCAAAACTATAGTTCTGGTCGATGCTATCAGCGGTATTAGTATTATTTAGAGTGTTAAAGGATTCAGGACTCCAAAGAGCATTAGATGTCAATCCCTTAATTGTTTCTGAAGTATTGAAGGTTCCTGTTCTATTGATGACTTGGAGTT